TTAGTTATGTTCGGTACTAGTATCACTTTAAACTTACCTTCATACTTTGGATTCAATGCTTTTTCTATGTTAGTCTTAACAGTTTCAAAATCAAAAGGATTGTCACCAACACCTTGGACATCTCTGACCATTATCAAAACTTGCTCTGCTCTTTTTAAAGTTTCTTCAAATAGTTTTTGATGCCCACCGTGCCATGGTTGCCATCTTCCCAGCATTTGTGCAGTTGGTTTTTTATTGTCCCAATTTGTCATAGATATCCTGTTTGATTAAAAATGCCCACATGTCTGCTTCTTGGTGAGTTACTCTAAAGTCAAATTTTTCTGGTGGTACAAACATTTTGTTTGTGTCATCAAATCGTCCTTCTTTGATTGTGTCCATCCAAACAACATAGTCAGCGGCAAAATCTGATCTTGTTTTTTCTGTGGGACAAACAAAATCAGCAACAACATTCCTGTTATTGGCCACAGCATCTTCTGCCATTGATTTCATTCTATTTGCTTGACGTGTTCTACCTTCAGGAGAAAAGTCCCAATCGTCGGCATTTTTTCTAACTTCGTCTGCGTTTAACCAAACTGCATTAAACATAGGTACTAGTTTGTTTGCTAAAGTTGTCTTACCTGACCCAGGCAAGCCCATTATTAATATTTTCTTTTTGTTTACCATTTACTATTTGATATATTTGTTTCCAATTATTTACTCTTGTAATTTTTTCGTGTGAAAATCCTTGATTGTATGTATGGTCTACTAATAAAGGTTTTAAACCAAAGTTTAAACCAGTGACCGCATTGTGGGGTTTGTCTTCGATCCACCACAATCCTGTATTATGAAATTCTGCCAAAGCAGAATCTTTGTCTGCTCCTGTGCCTAAAATGTGGTAGTTTTGAAAAACGTTTGGACCAAAAAGTTCTGCTAATCTTTTTTTTCTCAATTCTTGTGCAGGTATATCCGATGTCTGTGATGTAATAGGTATAAATGTCCAACCTTCAGCATGTAAAAGTTTCACCCAAGTTTGTGAATCTGGCATAGGTCTTTGTGTACCCATCCAAGCACTTCTGTTGAATTCTCTTATTAATTTTCTTATTTCTGTTTTTGTAAGACCAAAACGTTCTGCCATTTCATAGGTATTTTGCTTGTCTGGCAATAATCGATATGGATGATATCTTGCACTTCTTTCGTCAAACAGTGTTCTTTGTAACATCCATTTTGTGAAATGATGTTCCCATTCTAAAAGCACTCCATCAACGTCTGTGAGGATAATTCTATTTGATGTTGGCATCTTCCATACCTGCTACTCTCAGTTTCACAATATTGGTCAGTTGCCATTGTTTTTGATCTAAACCTTTGGTGATTCCCAACCAACGATTTCTAAGTAAAGCAAATTCATTAACAATTTTATCAAAATCTACTACATCCGCTTCGCCGTCAACATACTTTTCAACGTCTCTACTAGACAATGCTCTTTGATAATTTTCTAAATATTTTTTAAAGTGTTGAGATCTTAATTTACGTTTTTCAATATTTAGATATTCTAGGATTGCTTCAATTTCTTGTAGTTGTTGAAATCTGTGTTCAACTATACCAGGCATAGATGCTGATGCCTTTTCTAAGTTACCAAATATTCGGCATTCTTTTCTAGCCTGTTCATATTCGTTATTAAAATACAGGATTGCTTCTGGTATTTTTTCAATGTCTTTGCTGATAGTGTTGTACCAACCCATTAGTCCTCACGCCAGTTATCATCGTCACCATAAGCATCATCTGCTTCGTCCTCTAAAACAATAGTAATTGCTTCTGTTAATTTTTCGTCATACTCCATTGCTCCTTTTAGGACGTCCGAATCAATGCCTTGATCAACAAGAGTTTTTACAAAATCAACTGCACAATCTAATTTTTGTCTTTCTGGTACGTAATGTGAAATACTTGTCCAAATTTCTTCAATTTGTGTACTATCCATGTAGTGTTCCATCTGTTGTTGTCTCCTGGGTTGTGATCTCACTAAAGTCATTCATGACTTTTGTTAATTTATCACCTGTCCAGTTTTTTCGGAACTCTATGGTTTCGACTCCTTTTGAATCTACATATTTTAATCTGTTGCCCTGTTGTTTGATTACACCTTTTTTCTCAAACAAATCTAACAGACCTGAATATGGATCCATACCTGTATCATATGGAATTTTAACCTGTACACTTTCAAAAGGTTTTGCATATCTTGTTTTCATTACTTTACAAGCGGCTCTTATACCTCTTACATCTGTGACTTTGTTGCCTTTTGCATCTTCTTTAAGTTTTAATTTTTTCATTGCAACCACAATTGAACTTGCATATATAAAACCTTGTCCGCCTGATATCTTATCATCTGGATCAAACATGTCTTGTGATGCGTATGTGTGGTTTGTAGCCATTAGTCCTACATTCCAACTTCCAAACATGTTAACACAGTTTCTTACAAGTGCTGTCAATGCCTTAGGTTTTCTACCCAAGTCACCTTTCATTTCACCTTTTTCAAACTGATCAACATCAGTTGGAGTCATCATCATACCCAAACTGTCTATTACAAATAGCACTTTAGGTGCACCTTCTCTGTTGTCTGCATGTTCATCTTTGTAGGACTTCATAAACTCTGATACAGTTTTTGCAACATCATCTATCATAGATAAACTTAATTTTAATAGTTTCTTTTCATCTGTGTCGACTCCAAGAGCCTGTAACCAAGCCTCATCTAATGCGTTTTCAGAATCAATCAAAATTACAAATATACCTTGATCCTGTGCATTTTTAATAATATTGCCTGAAGCAATATAAGATTTGCCTGCTCCTGATTCACCAGCCAACACAGATACTTTTCCTAGGGGAATTCCTTTGTTAAAGTCGCCTGATATCAAATAATTTAAAGCATAGTTGCCTGTTGAGATCCAGTCTGTAGGATCATTAAATCCTATGCCAAGTCCTTGAATACTTTTTGTAATACTTTTTCTAAATTTTGTTGCGTCAAATACTTTTGTCATGTTTTTCCTATAATATTATCCAAACAATGATTGCTACTATAACAATCCATGCTGGAATCTGTTGGTATAGCATCCAATCAACTGCTTTTTTAATTTTTCTTTTCATTTCTAAATTATTATACTAACTATACTATTTTTTGTCAAATGATCTATTTTATGGATCGTACATTTTCCAATTGGACATAAACCAATACCTAATTTTTTATCATATGGATCAATATTGTTGTTTGTCATCCATTGTATAAAACCACTGTGAAAAATATTTGTATTATTTTTTAAAGATATTGAAATATCTAATCCTACATAATGACTATTTTTAAGGTTTTTATATTTAATTGGTAAATTGTCTTTCCAAAGGTCAACATAATTTTTTCCTAACTCGTTGTATCCTAGATAAACTTCAAACTTTTTACTAAAAAATTGAAATGTTTCATATTCATGATTTTCAAATTTTATTCTTTTTGTTTCAGTTCTCGACTTTGTCCATTGCAAATTAATTTTACTCTTTTTTTCTTCTATATTGTTGTGTTCTAATGTATGAACGCAATAATTTAAATCTCTTATACTTTCTTTTATGTGTTCTGGTGCAACCTTGAAAAGTTTAGTAGGTTTATCAAATTCTCCAGAAAGTTTTTCAAAACATAAATGTAAATTATTGTATAAATCAGTGCTATTCCAATCAATAGGTTTTGAAATTTCAATAAAGTCAAATTTTAAAAAATCATTTATATTTTGTATTGCTCTAATTAGATCGTTTTGCACATGCTCTTTTTTTTGATAGTGATAAAATGATCTTCTATGATCAATATCTTTTCCATCGCCAACAAATGACTCTTTCATTAATGATTGCCATTTATCAGCAATGGAATTTTTATAAAAATGTATAGTAAATGACGGAACTTTGTCTATAACAAATAACATTTTTATTTTTTTTACTACTTCGCTTGTCTTGATCTAATTAACTTCAAGATGTCTTCTGCTCTTTTTGCACTGTCCGTATTTGGTTGTGCTGGAGCAGGTTGACTTTCTGCAGGTTTTGCTTCTGCAACTGGTTCTGCTTTTGTTTCAGTTGTTGCAGTTGCTGGTGCACTAGCAACAGGTGTTTTATTACCTGTCATAGCCGCTACGCCTGCCGGTCTAAAGTATTGTCCATACTTCTCAAGATCATAAGCCTCACCGTCTACAGATTTTTCAAATAATTCTTTTATTATTTTTACTTCTGCATCAGTTGGTTCTTTTGGTCTAAAGTCTGACAAATTATGTAAACCATTTTTGTCAATTGCGGCTCTTTCTGCTTCATCAAGTGGTCTTTCTCTTCTTGACCATTTTGATGTTGAGTAGTCAGCGTATCCGCCTTTTGACGTCTTGGTTATTCTAAAGTCAACACCTTTTACATAGTCAGTTGGCAGTTCTTCCATTTCTGGATCAAGCAATGCCGCTCTGATAATGTTGAAAATTTGTGGACCAATAATGAATCTTCTTATTGGATTCTCTGGTGTTGCGTCTTCACTTAATGGATTTGTAGTAACAAAACCTTGGAAGATATATGATTTTTTCTTCCAATATTTTCTACCCATGTCTTCCATTGATTTGTCTTTGAACCATGGTCTTACCTCTGTGAGAATTGGAC